GCCACTCAGTTTTCCAGCGTCTCCTACCGTCGGGCAGCAAAGCACGCAGAACGGACGCACGTACACATGGACTGGCTATGCGTGGGAACTTGCCGCGTCCGCCGGAGCCGCTGATTCTCGGTGGGACTTGTTCCTGCCTGCTGCCCCTACCGGCCTGACGGTCTCTGCAGGCAACGCACAGGCGACACTGTCATGGACTGCACCGACAGGTGTGATCGCACAGGCTCCGATCACCGACTACCGCGAGCAGTACAGCACCGACAACGGCACGACGTGGACGACGTTCTCGGCGGCTGCATCGACGGCGACAAGTGCGACCGTGACAGGGCTGACGAATGGCACGGCAGTCCGTTTCCGCGTTGCGGCAGTCAACGGCGTTGGCACCGGGGCCTACACGGCCGCGAGTAGTGCCGTCACGCCATCGGCGGCATTGTTCTCGGCGATTGCTGCTGGCTGGTCGGGCGTTGGAACTGTCGGTAGCAAGCTCGTCGCACCGTCAAGCCCCACCGATTTCCTCGGCGCAACCGTCGGAGACGCATCGTTCACGGCTGGCGCTACCGGCACTGTGAGAGTTACAGGCACGCATCACGATGGCAACGATGGCGACGAGTGCCGCATTTCTAAAAACGGAACTGTCGTTTACGCAGTGGCAGGCGGCACCGCCGACGTGAGTATCTCGGTGGTGGCAAACGATGTCATTCGCGTCTTTGGCACAGGTGGCGGCAAATGGTTTCCCACGACGCGGGTATGGCTTGTGACGTGACGCATTCCAAGGTGACGAGATGAGCAGCGCCCTACGCACTATCACCGACAGTCTCGCCACCGGGCTACAGTCCGTGACGTGGAGCATTCCTTCCACCACCGTTGAACGGAAGAATTGGGCGAACATCGACGTAGACGCCATGAGCGTTCCGAGGGTAGTCGTCATTCCCGGCAGTGCAGACGTGACGCGAATCAGTCGCACGCACATGCAGGTCGATTACAACGTCACGGTCTTTGTCGGGCGTCACGTCACGACCGACGCCGAGGTAGACGGCATGCTCGATCTCGCCGACAGCGTCATGCTCCAGGTGCGTGCCCACTCGTTCGGCCAGGCGGTGACGTGGCCGGCTGGCGTGACGAGCCCGCAGACGGTCAGTATCGAGTTGAATCCTGACGACGCACTGACGGAGCGGAACGTCTGGCGTGCAGTGATTACTGCGACCTACAGGGTGTTTGAGAGCAACGTGCTGCCGACTGTCTAGGAGGCTGCTATGCCGTCGATGCTTTCTGGCATGAGCCGGGCTTTTATCCGTCCCGGCATGATCGGCGGAAATCGCCGCGAGATGTCGGCGGACACGCTCGGGCGGCTCCAGCTGCGGGCGAAGATTCGCGGCAACTTCTTCGACCGTCCGAAAGTCGCTCGGATGATCGGCAAGATGAACGCCAAGGTGTTGTCGAACTTGGGCCTGTACATCAAGAACGAGGCAAAGGCTGGGATCGGTCGCAATGCCCCGAAGACATCGGCGGCAGCGAGAAAGCGTCTCGGTCGCGGCAAGCCTGTCGAGTTTGTCGGTGGCCTTTACCTAGACATCACGGCTTACGGGTCGGGCGAGCCTAGGGCCGCTGGTCAGCCGGTTAAGTCTTGGGCACCGAGGCGGTGGTTCTACTACGACATCAAAGACTACTTTGATCCGGCGAGAATGACTGCCGTCATCGGCACGGAAAAAACAAAGCCGTGGATGGCACAGCTGCACCAGTTCGGCGGCACGGTCAAGCAGACGGCGTACAGGATCGGCGTCGGTGCTGCCCGCAATGCGTACCTGCGAAGACAGGCAGGCAGGAGCGCCGCCGGTCGTGACGCCAGCGGTCGCTTCACCAAGGGACAGAGTCTAGGTCCGCAGAGGAACCAGTACGAATACGGTGCACTTCAGTGGCAGATCGACAAGGGCGGCTTCCGCTATAGCCGCAATTGGGAGAAGACGACGATCACCCGTACGGCTCGCTACCCGGCTCGCCCGTACATGGCTGGCTCTAAGCGTGTAGACGCCGCCGTAGCGAAAGCGAACGAAAAATGGCGGAACATGTTGGCGAGAAACTAGCCACGGCATACCCGGTCTAGATTCCGCCCTGCTGCCCATACCGTGAGCGAACCAGCCGCACCGCTGGCACTCGCACACATGAGGGCACTCCATGCCAGTAGGCACAGTCGAGATCAAGTTGGGTAAGGACGTCACGATTAGTGGCGTCAGTGGCGCACGCAGCTGCACGGTCAGCCATTCCGCCAGCGAGGTAGACGTCACCAAATTCGGCGACACGTCGCGAAGGTTTTCAAAGGCTCTGATTGAGCAGACGATTGAGCTTGAATGCGTTGAGTCGCCCGGCGTCACCATCGGAGCCTCGTTCACCATCTCCGGCACGGCGACTGGCAATGCGACTTACATCTGCACCAACATCACCGAGAGCCAGCCTCTCGATGGCGTTGTCACCTATACGGTTTCTGGGTCTCGCACCGTCTAACCACTCACTAAGGAAACAACAAACATGCCATCGCTCGGCAAGGACGGCTCCGGCGCTCCGCAAGTATCGGGAGCCGCTATTGAAGGCGTTATATCGGCGACGTTCTCGCAGGAATGCGAAACGATTGACATTTCCAACCGCGGCAACGTCGGCGGCACAAGCGGCGCTCCTGGCCGCCGTGTCTCGAAGGCTGGGTTTGTCACAAAGACTTGGGAGATTGAGTGCCACGACCCTGACGGAGTGATCGCGTCGCTGAACGCTGTCGGGTCAGGCTTCTCTGTCATGAGCGTTACCGAAAACAACAGCGTCGATGGTGCCGTGACTTATAGCGTGACCCTCAAGGAGTTCTAAGTGGCGATCACGCTGGGGAAGGACTGCACCATCTCGCTTGATGGCGGCGTCATCACGAGCGCTCGCAACGTGACGCTGACAGAATCGGCACGCACCATTGAAGTCAACCCATTCGGCAGTCGGTACGCAGCGACCTACAGCACGGGATACGAATGCACGGTGAGCGTCGAGCTTAACGACTCTGGTGATCTTGGCACGGCGTTTCAGCGGATGCACGAAGGTAGCACGTTCATGGTCAATGGCGGTGCCGCTGGGTTCTCGTTCCTGGCCGTGCTGACCAGCATCAGCGAGAGCGACCCGGTTGATGGCGTGGCGACGTTCACGCTTGAGGGAAAGATGACTGACCCGAGGCTAACGAGGTAGCAGATGCGTGAGTTCCGAGACGACCAGGGCAGACCGTGGCAGGTGGCGTTGACCGTCGCTTCTGCCTTGCGTGTCCGCGACAACGTCACTGTTGACGTCGTGGACGAAGAGACAGGCGAGCGAAAAGCTATGCCCTTCGACATGGTGGACGCTGCCAACATCTCGCAGACGTTCCAGGTGCTGCGAAGTCAATACGCCAAGATCGGCGAGATCCTTTACGCACTGCTCACCAAGCAAGTCGAGGCCAAGGGGCTGAGTAAGGAAGACTTCTTTGACGGTCTGCGTGGCGATTCGCTGGACGCTGCGACGAAAGCACTTGAGCAGGAACTTGTCGATTTTTTCCCGCAGCGCCTTCGCAAGATGATCGGGCTTCTCGCGTCCAAGATGGACGAAGTGCAAAACGAGATGCTCGGCAGAGCGGAGGCGGGATTGGAGAAGGCGACAATCGAGAGCCTAGCCGGAGCGTCTGGGATGCCGTCTGGGAAGCCGCAGGAATCCTCGGAGTCTATCCCGGCGAGTGGACCGTCAGACAACTCTTCGCCGCTCGCGACAGCCGCCTAGAGCACGACTGGTGGCATACGGCGAACCTGTTAGCTCAGGCCGCCAATATAAACAGGGACAAGCACTCACCGAGAGTAGACCCGCGAAAACTCAACCCATACGCGAAGCAGCCCAAGCCACGGCAAGCCACGCCGGAAGACCTGGCTAGGCTGTTTGGCAAGGACTGGCAGAAACACGTATGAGTTCCGCAGCAGTCAGAGCCGGCGGCGTGTTTGTCGAGATCGGTGCCGATCCGAGGAAGTTCTTCTCGGCACTGACCAAGGTCAATAAGTCTCTCGGCAATATGGGCCGCTCGCTCGCCTCGGGTGGCGGGCGACTCGCGGCTGCTGGCATTGGCATGTCGGCACCGATTGCCGCTGCCGTGCAGCAGGGTGCAGCGTTTGAATCGACGCTGCTGAACATCCGGGCGAGCACGGGTGCGACTGTTGGCACCATCGACCAGATCAAAGCATCTGCGATGGACATGTCAAAGGCTCTCGGCGTTGGGCCGACTGCTGCCACGGAGGGCATGCTTGCACTGTTGAAGGCTGGCATGGAACTTCCAGACGTCCTCGGCGGTGCCGGGAAGTCTGCCCTAGAGTTCGCCAGCGTCGGTCAAGTTGCCGTTGGTGATGCTGCTGAAGTTCTCACCGACATCATCAACGTCTTCGGCGGCACTGCTGCCCAAGCG